AGGAATGCTTCCATGGGAGAGGGAGGTCTATTTATCAATGTTAGTCCAACACCTGAAAGAAGAAAAAGAAAAAGCGCAACAAGAACAAACTGCAAACGGATAAAAGAATATGGCAGAAGCAACCTTAAATGACGTCAGTGCTAAACTCAGTACGTCAGCCGCACTGGAAGAAGTAACAGCTAGAGGAGTTGAAGGTCTTAGAAAAGATTTTCAAAAACTATACGGTCTTCAAGAAAAACTTTTGCGACAACTTGCAGAAGCAGCACGTGAAGGTGGGGCTTCTGGTGGAGATGATGGTGACGGTGCTCCTGCAGCTGCCGATCCAGAGAAAAAAATGAACCCATTTTTTGCTGCGGCAATTGTTGCCGCAGTTGCTGTGTTTACTGCAGTCAAAGATTACTTTGGTAAATTAAGTAAAATGTTGAAACTTTTGTTTAAAGGTGTCAGCAAAGTATTCAAAGGGTTTTTGAAAATAAGCAGAATCGGTGAATATGCTTCTGATATCGCAAAAAGTGTGAGAGGTAGCATCAAAGCAGTATTTGCCGTGATGGGTAAAGCATTAAAAACTTTGGTGCCAGATGGGGAGTTTATTAAGGATGCTTTTAAAGGTGTTAAAGGATTTTTCAGAAACATAAAGACACTAGTTACTAGCGGTGCTGATGACTTTTTAAAATTCTTCACAGAAAGTAGTCCCTTCAAATTCTTGAAAAACGGTTTTAATTCTATCAAGCAATTTATATTCGGTTCTTTCGGCGGAGATGATGTTAAAGGTATCAAGTCTTTCGCTAGTGGTATCATGCAAAAAGTATCAGACTTTTTTAAACCAATTAGAACTTTCTTTTCCGCAGATGGTCCGATTGCTGGTGTTGTGAAGTTTATAAGAGGAGCATTTTCCTTTGCCTCAGAAGGCAGTGGATTCATGAAAATGCTTACTGGTATTGGTAGAGTAATCGGTAAACTTGCTTGGCCAATCACAGTCATTATGTCTATCATCGATGGTATCACTGGAGCATTCAAAGGTTTTGTAAACACAGATGGATCGGTTCCAAAAAAATTATTTATGGGTCTGATTGGTGGTATCTCGGGTGTATTTGAAGGACTAATTGGTGTGCCTCTTGATTTGCTAAAGAGTGCTGTGTCTTGGATCCTTGGAAAAATGGGATTTGAAAATGCTGAAAAGTTTTTAGATAGTTTTAGTTTTGCTGATCTAATTCGTGATATCGTTATGTCTCCAATTGTAATGATAAAACGTGCATTCAATGGTCTTATTGATATGATTGCAGATGCTATCTTATCATTTGATAGTGTATTATTTGACACATCTGGAATAGCTGACACTGTTAGAGGATTCAAATTTGATGATACTGGTGAGTCACGAACTGAAATGGTTGCTCGTAAAAAGCAAGACGATAAAGAAGCAGGGGAAGCATTAGATAAGTTTGAAGCGGACGAAAAAGGATTTGGACCTAAAAAATATAAATCTAGAAAACAAGCACAGATTGCTGCTAAGAAACAGGGACTGCTTATGTCTTCTGTTGCTCAAGATGATGAAGGAAATTTCAGAGTCGTAAATAAAGGTAAAGGTGGACCTCAAGAAATTAAACCAGGACAAATGTCTGGCAAGTCAGCAAAGTTTATAGGTGATGATTTAGCACCTGCTCCTGCAACAATGCCAGGAGGCGCACCGATTGTCGTTCAGGATAATTCATCTCAAGTTAGTGGCGGTGGTACAGTATTGGCAGGAGAAACCCGACCATCCACTGGGAATGGTCAGGCAATGAAAACAGGTTTTGTTTCTGGTGTTGGTGGATAACTTAGTCTTCGTTTGCCAACTTAGCAAAATAAGACATAGTATCGTCACCATCCATAGTATCAGCAGTGATTGGTTCCTGAACAGGAGTTGGCATAGGTGTTGCTACAGGTTCATTCATCATAGATTCCTGCGCCATAGTAGGTGCACCCATCTGTTCCTGTTCACCAAGAACACGCATCAACTTTGCTTTTAGTTCGTCATAAGACTTATAGTTCTTAGGATCGTTGAATTCACTCAGCTCATGCAAACCATTAAAGACGGATTCAAGTTTAGAATCGTCGCCTTCCATTAGTGGTGATGCACTAGCGAACTCAGACTTATCGTAGTTACGATATCCCTCTACATTACGAATCTTCAATTTGAAGTCGGCACCTTCCCACATATCAAATGGGTTTACAGGTGTTTCATCGGCAAAAGACGGTTGCATAACATCCATCAATTTATCAAAGATCTTCTTACCAAACTTGTAAAGCATAACCTTACCTTCATTGTGCGGTGCAGAAGGATCAGAAACAACTAGCACATTCGTTACATAGTGTAGACGACGTTTTTGTGCACGAGCAGTTTCTTTATCTGCATCATTACCAGAGTTCCATAGGCGACTGTTTAGTTCACCGACTGGATCTGGTTGACCAATAGAGGTAAGAGAGTTTTCGATATACCACTGACCAGTTGGACCTTTGAATCCATGATCCCAATAACGTACCCACGGAAGGTCTTGTCCTTCTGCTGCTGGCAGGAATCGTAGTACGGCATAACCATTACCTGCTTTATCAACAGTTGGTTTCCAGATACGTTCATCGGCATAAGACTTCTTTTCAGTAGTCCCACCCCCTGCTTGTTCTGCTGCTTGTACGAGTTTTGAGATTTGATCGCGATTGCGTTTTAGGTTTTCGAATGACATATATTTATCCTTTGTATGTACTGAAATATTGCTGTATTATTATATCATATTTACACTGTAATGTAAAGTTATTTATACCACTTTTATTCAAATAATGCTGAATCAATGGTATTAGTTTGCGGAAGGAAGTTGAGACCCATTGCTTCTGCCTCTAACTTATCTTTTATTATTGGTGAGATAAACTTCTTGACATCTTCTGGGTCAATATCGTTTTTCTCACATAACAATAGGATTGCTTCCATATATCCTATTGACTTTTCAACGACCTCGTGTTCTACGAGTTTTGAAAATCTGCTTTTGTTTAAAAAGTTTTCTTCTACTTGATTACTCATTTATCGAATGCTTTCAATATGATTGTATCTTTGTTGATTCTTCCATTAGGAATAGAAGATTTAGTAGTTAGTTCAGACCATGCTTTGCCGATCTGATTAGGAGTCTTTTTCAAGACGATACCAAGAAACTCATCTGGTTTCCGAAGTTTAACTATGCGACTGTTTACACTATCGAAGTTTTTAATCGTTGAACCACTAATCTCAAATCCTTGAGCAGACTGAGTAAGATACTCAGTGATCTGTTTAGTTTTAGTGTTGAACACATACAAACGAATCTTACCGACTATCTGAATAGGAGGTATAGAAACCAACTTGAAGTCGTTATCTTGAGTCTTGTACTTAACATGACGAACTTGCCTATCAGCAGTCTTCGGTGCTTTTACTTTAGTCTTCCGAGTTGCTTTAGCAGCAGAAGTAATACGATCAAGATCGGCGATCATACTTTCACATGATTTAAGTCGGCGATTGAGTTCAGGTCTTTTCAAAAAAGAATAACCTTCAACGGCATCAGGACATGACTTGTTGTAGGCATCTGAATAATCAAGTAACCATCCCTCAATCACCTCACGAACTGGTTTTGTTGCAGAAGCACCCAGTCCATGTTTCTTGAATAGAGCATATATATCAAGAGAAGTTTTTTCACCCTCCATCCAAGAATCTTCTAGATCTAACAAATCTTGCATGATAGTGTTAGATATTTTATTTTGTAATCTCTGCATCGGAGACAATGAAACTATACGATCAGAATCTTTTCTTTGAGATTCTTTCTCAAACCATAGGTCTTTCCCCATGATAACGAGTTTGTGTATGTAACCATGTAGAGCACCTTTCCAATAATCTACACGTTCATTGCTCTCATTAGAGTTAATCAGGAACGCTGCAGTTGCACAGTGCCAAGTTGCCATAGTGAACTTGTAGTCAGGAACAGCATTAAGATACTTCATTTGCTCCTTATCCAACTGTGTCTTAGCATAAGACTTGAACGAACTGATCAAATCTTTGCGCTCTACTTCCGTATGAAAAAATGAATGAACAGCATCAAGTCCCTTTGCAAAAGGTGCTCCTGTTACTCCAGAACGACGTGCTACAACTTTTTTCTTTTTACGAACTGCCATGATTAACTCCTATGAAATATGACTCTCTCCATATATTATATCATACTTTTATATGGAAGTAAAGCATTAATTTCGTTTTTTTTAAATTAATTTAATATTTCTCGAGTTTCTTGTTCTATATCATCAAGTAAATCATTATAAAACTCCCACTGGATATCATCCCAGAAGTCTTCTGCCTCTTCTGTTTTCCAATTACCTTCTTCTTCATCCCACTGACCATCAAGTTCAGGAAACTTATCTTGAGCACGTTCAATAATATTTTCCCAATCAATCATCTCATCTTCAATAAGTCTATTACCTTTCCATATCTGTATGCCAATGAAATTAGGAAACTCATCTTCATAAGTTGATATGGTCAAGAAATTATTACAGACATCATATAATTCATCAATGACTTTTTTGATACCTTCGGAGGGACTATCCCAAGCAGAAGTAATTTGAAACTGGTCATTATCCATGTCATCAAAGTAGTTCCACTTGGCACCAGTATTATCTACATTCCAAGATCGAGTTTCAAGCAACTCGTATGGCGTTTCTTTTGAAACGAACATATCAGAAAACCATTTATAGTCTTGATCATCTCGAACGTTTGCATATAATTCATTTAATCTTAAAATTGCTGCTTCGTTCAAACCTTCAAAACGAACAGTTGTAGTGACATGATTTGGCATTACCCTCTCCTCATTCTTGCTATCTCTTTAGCATCATTACTATCTTTACGAACTGGAACCATATTACTTTTATGCAATGTACCGATCCCTGCAAGTTCATCGCCAGTATATTGTTTCGCAACTCTCTTAAACCCATTACCAACAAAATCTGATGTAGGTGCAACTCTTTCGACGTGATAGTCAGGTATAGACACTCTGTAGTTTGTTTTTGCATATCCAACCTTCTTCAGCAACTTCGCCATCTTGCGTTCTTCTTCACGAATCGCTTCCGTCTTTTTGCCTGATTTACGTTTACGAGTATTGAGCGAGGTCATTCCTCTAACCAGATGCATCGTCATAATAGTGTCCTTTTCTTTCCATCTCATCACATCTTTTCTTAAGATATAACATAAC